AAATAGAGCTGTGCTTGTAACCGGTGCACCTACAGCCTCAAGAGATATGATAGTTTCTACACCAGATAGACACTTATGTTTCTTTGGGACTGAAACTACAATAGGTACTACAAGCACTCAAGATGATATGTTCTTAAGATTTTCTGACCAAGAAGATATAAACGTTTATACACCAACAGCAACCAACACTGCAGGTACTCAAAGACTTGCTGATGGTTCAAGAATAATGGGAGCATTAGTTGGTAGAAATGGTAACTACATTTGGACAGATACAGCTTTATTTACAATGAGATTTATTGGAGCTCCATTTACATTTGGTTTTGAACAGGTAGGTACAAACTGTGGTTTGATATCTCCTCATGCTGCAATAGAAGTAGATGGTATAATTTATTGGATGTCAGAAGATAGTTTCTTTTACTTTGATGGTGCATCAGTAAAAAAATTACCATGTTTGGTAGAAGATTATGTTTTTGGTGATTTAAATAATGATGCTGAATTAATTGTACACGCAGGTGTAAATGATAANTTTAATGAAATTACTTGGTTCTATCCAACCGCAAGTTCTACATACGTTGACAGATCCGTAACTTATAACACAAGAGATTCACAGAACATTCCTGGTGGAGTCTGGATTACAAATGATGGCACTTTATTAAAAAGAACAACTTGGGTTGACCAGGGTGTGTTTGGTAAACCACTTGCAACTTCTTATAATGCTTCTGAGTCTCCATCACAAGGTGAGATACCAGGTATATCAAATGGTGCTACAACATACTACGAACACGAAACTGGAAATGATCAAGTATTAGCTAACGGCACTACAACTGCAATACCAGCTCAAATTGAGTCAGGTGATTTTGATATCGATCAAGGTGGAGATGGTGAATTTATGATGAGAATTTCTAGATTTATTCCTGATTTTAAAAACCAAGTTGGCAATGCACAAGTGACTATATTTTTGAGAGACTTTCCATCTGACACAAGATCTTCATCAGCATCTGGACCATTGATTACAGGACCCTTTACAGTTACAACAAGCACAAAACAAGTTTTCTGTAGGTCTAGAGGAAGAGCAGCATCATTTAAAATAGCAAACACAGGTACAGGACAGACTTGGAGGTTCGGAACTTTTAGAGCTGATGTACAAGTAGGAGGTAGAAGGTAATGGCAAAAATAAATGAAATTGTTTCACAAGCAACACCAAATTATGAACCATCAAACTTGAACCAATTTGGTAGAGACATTAACAATATAATACAAACTTTGAACTCAACATACCCACAGGATATAAAAGAAGAATCGGAAGCGATATCTTATTTTCTTAATGATTAATGTACTAAAAAGAAAAAAAGTCAATTTGGAACAGCGTGGTATGAGAGGGAAAAGCCAAAAAAAAGACCAGGCAGGCATAAAAAAAACCTTAACAAAAGTGAAAAACGGATGTATAAGAAATACAATCGACAAGGAAGATAATGGCAAATAAATTTGTAAACAGACAATTTAGTTTAACAACAACTAATCCAGTATCAGTTTATACTTGTCCAGCTGAAACAGTAGCAATGATTAAAAGTGTTCAGGTTTTAAACTCAAGTTCTGGAACTGTTAGTGTTACTGCATCAATAACAGATAATTCATCTTCAACAGATTTTAATTTTTCTAAAAGAACATTAGCAACTGGTACATCGTCAGATTTAATTACAGGAGTAAAAGTATTTGAGGAAAATGATATTCTTAAAATTAAATCAAGTCACACCAGTGTTATTACAGGAACAGTAGCCATACTAGAACAAGATAGAACTTAATGACTAAATATACAATAATCAATGGTGAAAAGGTACCTGTCATTGAATGTGAGGCTCAAACAGTAATTACTAATATTAAAACAGGTAAAGTTTATAAAGACGAAGAAGAAGTAAAGCTTGATAATCCTGACCCAAAAGATATAAAAAGGGATGTTAAAATTATTATTCCAAAAGGATTTGATGTGTTGGGAGAAGAACCGTTAAAATAAAATGAAAGCAGCAGGCGGTACAGAAATACAATTTGCAGAACTTAAAAAAAGAATAGATCCTAGCTATTTTAAAAAAATACAAATAACTACATCCGTTCCAGAAAAAGAACCTATTGATCCAGATAAAATAAACATCTTGTGGATGAAAAATTCTTATGATCAACCTAATATAGCTCCTTGGTTTAGAATTAAAGAAAACCATAGAAAATATGATTGGTATGTTTTTAATACGCATTGGTGTTATGAAAAATTTAGATATGCTTATGGATTACCTACACACAAATGTTGCGTAATAAAAAATGCCTTACCTGCTACAGAATGGATAGAAAGACCGAAATTTAAAAAAGGAGATCCAATTAAACTTATACATACTTCGACACCTTGGCGTGGATTAAATGTTTTGTTAGGAGCAATGGAACTCATGAAGAGAGATGACATTACATTAGATGTTTATAGTTCAACAAAAATTTACGGTAGTGAGTTTGAACTTCAAAACGATAAACAATTTAAACCTATGTATGATAAAATGGAACAATTAAAAAATGTTAATCATGTTGGGTACAAACCAAATAATGAAATAATACAAGCTATGCAAAAAACACAAATTTTTGCATACCCATCTATCTGGGAAGAGACTTGTTGTATATCTGCAATCGAAGCAATGGCAGCAGGTAACATGGCAGTAGTAACTAATTTTGGTGCTTTGTTTGAAACTTGCACTGAATATGCTCATTATGTAAATTATGAAACTGACATGTATACTTTAGCAAAAAAATTTAAAGTAATAATAGAATTTGTTGCAGATAACTATCATGAGCCAGTGCTTCACGATCGATTAAAAGATCAAATGAAGTATTATAGAACTTTCTATAATTGGGATATGCGAGCAAAAGAATGGACAAGTTTATTTGATCAACTGTTGAGTATGAAAGGATACGCATGACAATTAAAATAGATGAAAGAAGTATTATAAATGAAAAAAATATATTTGGACAAAATACAGACAAAGGAAATGATGTTTTAGAATGGGATAAAGAAAAAAAACATCCCATTAAATTATTTTTTACTTCACCTTGTCATGGTGGGGTAGATATTCATTACATGAGAGCAACATTAGAACTACAAGCAATGTTGCAAAGACATAAAATACCAGTTACTTTTCACTTGATACAATCATCTATAGTTACTCAAGGAAGAAATTTATGCACAGCAGCATTTTTAAAATCTGAATGTACACATATGCTATTTGTAGATACTGATGTAGAGTTTGATGAAACATCTGTATTAACAATGTTAGAAGCTGATAAAGATATAGTTCTTACACCTTATCCTATGAAAGTTATTGACTGGGATAAAGCAAAAAACATAAGTGAAAAATCAGGAAGGCACATAAGTAAGTGTGGTTATTATTATCCAATGGCATTTATAGATGCTGAAAACATAGATTGTAAAGATGGAATAACAGAAATTAAAAGAGGTCCTGCTGGTTTTATGTTGATTAAAAGACAAGTATTTGAGAAAATGGCTAAGGAATATCCACATCTAAGAATTAAACAACAAACCATGTTGAACCAACAAATGCGTAAAACCGACCAGTTTTATAACTTTTGGGACACTGCATTTGACCAAGAGAAAGGGACTTTTATGGGAGAGGATTTTGCTTTTTGTAAAAAGTGGACTAACATTGGAGGTAAGATATATGCTAATGTAGATGCATACATAACTCACCATGGTGACTACAGTTATAAGGGTAGGTTTATTGACGAAGGCGAAAAAATTAAGTAAATTGGAATAAATACGTATTTAAAACAGGAGAAATATGGATCCAGCAACACTAGCAATGATGTATGCAGCTAATGTAGGTATTAACGCGTTAGGTGGCAAAAGAGGCTCAAATTTATTTAAGGACTCATTTAAAGATACAACTACACAAGCATTAACAATGCAGCTTACAGGTGGTTTTAATAAACAACCAACTGGCATAGATCAGTCAAGTCTAGCTATGAACATTTCAGATACAACAGCCAAAGTACCTGACACTTTAAAAGGAGCTGATAGAATAAAATTTGAAGCATTAGAAGTTCTTCCTCAAGCTCAAAAAACTATTTCTGTATCACCACAACCCAGAGATGGATTAATGGGTATATTTGATAAGACAGCCGGAATATTTAAATCTGAACAACCTGTAATAGGAGACAGCGGTGCTGCTATGCAAACTGTAAGAGATTTGGAAGGTAACATTAGAAATGTGCCAATTACATCTGCACAGATGGACCCTTTAAAAGTAGGTCTAGGTGCTGCAGGTGCAGCAGGAGTTGCTTATGGTTTAGGAGCATTCGATCCTGTACCACCTAAAGATCCAGTGTATCCAGGTTACAATAAATTTTACGCACAAAACCCAGGTCAGTTTATGCCTTATGATGATCCTGATATGTCTATTGATTACTCACAATATCCTGACAAACCTTATAGTGGTATAAAAGCAGGTGGTATAATTGGTCTCGAAGCAGGTGGAGATGCTGGTTTAGAAGCTAAAATAAAAAAAATGAAACAAACACCAGAGGGTCTAAGAGAACTAAGTAAAATGATACCTGGATCTGTTACTGAAATTATGACTGGTAAAGATAATCAATCTGCATTTTCAACTAATGAAGAGGTTATTCAAAGATAT